GCTTGGTCGGGTGAGAGCGCCGGTCCATACATAGGCGTGATCAAGAACAACGTGGATCCATTGAGGATGGGCAGGCTTCAGGTCAACATACCCAGCCTCAGCAAGACCAATGACCCCATAAGTGGCAACCTGATCACGTGTGAATACCTGTCACCTTTCTATGGGGCGAAAGATGCCAGGCACAGCATACCAGGATCAACGGACTACAAGGACAGCCAGCACAGTTACGGCTTCTGGGCGGTACCGCCCGACATAGGCACCAGGGTGTTGGTCATATTCGCGGAAGGCAAGATGGACCAAGCGTTCTGGATAGGTTGCGTGCCGGAGCCCATGACAAATCAAATGACACCAGGCATATCGTCAAGCAGGTCCACGCACGACGCCTTGGACGGCACTTTCGAAGGTGCAGACGCAGGATTCCAGGATGACAAGCAAACAACATATGGCACGACCAACGTACCATCGGGCGAAGTCAACAGGACCAATACCGCCACCGCCGCACCACAGAACTTCAACAACATAAAGAAGCCCATACACCCATTCGCGGAGACATTACTGAAACAAGGATTGAGTGCTGACGACATCAGGGGTAACACCTCTAGTTCGGCACGTAGAGAATCTCCCAGTGCTGTGTTTGGAATCAGTACACCAGGCAGGAAAGACACGGGCACGACAAGAGTAAATGTAGGGACCAAGGACGCGGAAGTACAGGATTACGTGACCAGGCAGACTGGACACACGTTCGTGATGGACGATGGAGCGGTGGACGGCACCAACCAACTGACCAGATTGAGGACCGCATCGGGACACCAACTGCTGATGCACGACACCGAGGGTGTGGTGTACATAGCCAATGGTTCAGGCAACGCCTACATAGAGATGAACAGTGATGGAAGGATAGATTTATATTCAGGAGTGGGAGGAATCAACATGAGGACGCAGGGTGACTTCAACCTACACTCGGACACCAACATAAACATGCATGCCGGTGGACAGATCAGGATGAGCGCCACCAACGAGATAGTTAAATCAGCGGGCTCATACATGCTGAACCTGGGGGACAAGGGCATATTCAACAGCTCACAAAAAGGAAGCATAAGGGACTACGCCAGGGACGGTTTAAGTTCATTCACTGACGGCACACAGTTACATGGTGCAGGTGGAAGGATAGACCTAGCAGGCGCACAGGTGCACTTGAATTCCGTTGGTGCTAGTCCGGTATGGGGACCTACGTGGTTGAACACGGACGCCGCCGGCATGACCGAGAGGCAGGAGGGCGATGTGGAGTTGGCCAAGAAGGGCATAGAGCCTCTGAGATCGTTCACCAAACAGACCTCGACCACGGTGCACAGGTTCGTAACACACGAGCCAATGCCTAGGTTCCGGGGATTCACCTCTGAGGGAGCAATGCCCACGGGAGGCGCGGACAACAAGAAGCAGTGGTACAGGCTGGCCAGCACACCAGGCACGGTTGAGTACACGGAATACCAACTCATGCTGTCTCCGAACGAGTCCATAAGGCAAGGAATTTTCCAGGCGCAAGCGGAGAGACACCTGCGTGAACAGATGGGCACATCGACTGACCCGGCCAAGGCCAGGAAGATACTGGCGGATTTTGGCAAGGAATACGACGATCTATTTGGCATTAATGCCAGCAAAGTGGCATGGGACACCGCCACCAGCATCAGCAACAAGTTGAAAGGTTTCGACGTGGCGGACTCCGTGGCGGAGGTGCTCAACAACACCACCAAGAAACTGGCGGACCAGGTCATTGACACCGTGACCGGATCAGAGGCGGCGGAACTGTTCAAGGACAACGTGTTCGTGAACCAGGCGGGCGAACTGTTCGCACTAGGTGACAAGACGCAGTTGTTCTCGGGCGACTTCAAGGGCTTCGCCACAGACGTGGGAAGCAAGGCCCTGGCCAACACAGCCAACGACACATTCCAGAAAGCGGTGGGTGACCTCACCAAGAGGAAGGCCATAGGTGTGGACAAGTTTGGCAACACAGTATATCAACGATCGGTTCTACCAAGTTCCATCGCCGGCATAGACATATCCGGCCTCGCGGGCAACATCGCGGGCAACATCAACATCGCCAATATCAGATCCATTGCGGATCTCAAGGCCACTACCCAGGTGTTCAAGAACGTGGTGGCGGGACAGGTCACGTCAACCATACAGACAACGGCAATAAATGCGATAGCCAGCCAGGCCAAGGGATTTGTGCAGGGTCTTGGCGGAAGCACAGCCAGGGAACTAGGTGCACAGGGCATCAAGGCGGGAAAGTTCACCAATCTGGGCTCCAAGATAGGTGCCATGAAACTGCCCGGAGGCGGGAGTGTGACGGCCGCATTCACAGCCGTGAAGACATTCTTCGGTGGTTTCAGTGACGTGAGGCTGAAGGAAGACATCAGATTGATTGGCCGATCCCCTTCAGGAATCAACATCTACGAGTTTAAATACAAGCACACGTCGGGCACGTGGCAGGGTGTGATGGCACAGGAGGTGCCATGGGCCAGGACCATGACCGACACGGGATACTACATGGTCGACTATACAAAGGTTGACGTGGAGTTTAGGAGATTGAACTAATGGCATACGGCGACAACGGATCAGACAAAGGATTGAGCAACAAGAATGTGACCTTCAAGGGTTTCAGTTCACGTGCGGACAAGAAAAACTTCAAACTGTACGACTTCGAGGTGGCCAAGCAAGATCTTATCAATAGGTTATCAGTGCGTAAGGGTGAGAGGGTGGAGAACCCTGAATTTGGCACAATCATATACGATGCTATATTTGAGCCGTTTACAGAAGCTCTAAAGGATGCCATCGTAGAGGATGTCACAGCGAATCTTAACGCAGATCCACGTATTGCCACGGAAGAGATACTGGTCACAGAAGCAGACAAGGGCATAGCCATACAGGCCACTATAACATATGTTCCTCTCAATATTACCGAGAAACTGCGATTCAACTTCGATGAGAACTCGCTCTTGCGTCTATCTTAATATACGTACATTTCCTAACACATAAATACCGTTGTAATTACAATGGCCACTACAGATAGACAAAACAGATTATTAGTCGCGGAAGATTGGAGGAAGATCTACCAGTCTTTCCAACAGGCCGACTTCAAGAGTTACGACTTTGAGACCCTGAGAAGGACCATGGTAGCGTATCTACGTGAGAACTACCCCGACGATTTCAACGACTTCGTTGAGAGTTCGGAGTACGTGGCACTGATAGATCTGATAGCATACATATCACAGGCACTTTCTTTCAGGGTAGACTTGAACGCCAGGGAGAATTTCCTAGAGACTGCGGAGAGAAGAAACAGTGTTCTAAGATTGGCGAGGTTGATCAACTACAACGCCAAGAGAAATCAACCAGCGACAGGCTTATTAAAGATAGATTCAATATCCACCACACAGGACGTGCAGGACAGTTTCGGAACAAATCTAGCAAATTCAAACACCATATGGAATGACTCAGCAAACTCAAACTACAGAGAGCAGTTCACTGCGATACTGAACGCGGCCAACCAGACGGGACAACTGTTTGGAAACCCAAGAGAGTCAGGAACCATAGGTGGTATCACCACAGAGGTTTACACTCTAAGTTCAAACCAGTTGGATCTACCGATATACAATTTCGTTAAGTCAGTGGGAGGTACGTCAAGATCTTTTGAGGTAGTGCCCAGCACTATAACAGATTCGGAGTCTATATATGAATCTGCCCCCGTACCAGGAACAGGATTGACATACACATATAGATCGGATGGTTCAGGAGACAGTTCAAACAACACAGGGTTCTTCTTCCTGTTCAAACAAGGATCGATGGAGAACCAAGAGTTCACTGTTGATTCTGCAATTACAAATTATGTTAAAAGTTTTGATACATCCAACATCAACAACACAGACGTGTGGCTTTACAAGTTAGATCAGTTTGGACAATTAGCAGAATCATGGAGTAAGATCCCATCACTTGCAGGCAATAATGCGATTTATAACTCTCTATCAAAAACAGAGAGAAATACTTTTAACGTTGTAACAAAAAATAACGACACTATCGATATGGTGTTTGGAGATGGAAATTTCTCTAATATACCATTAGGCACTTTCAGGACATACTACAGAATAAGCGATAACGCCAATTTCACTATACAACCATCTGACATGCAAAACATACAGTTGACCGTGCCATACACAGACGCCAACGGTGCACAGCAATCATTGACCATGAGCGTGAGCCTCAAGGCATCGGTATACAATTCAGCGGCGTCAGAGTCAAATGACTCTATAAAGGAGAAAGCCGCACAGGTTTACTATTCACAGAATAGAATGATTACAGCAGAAGACTACCAGGTTGTTCCTTTGTCGGCTTCACAGGAGATTGTTAAAGTAAGGTCTGTTAACAGAACAGCGTCTGGCATCAGCAGAGCAAAAGAGATACTAGACCCAACAGGTGCGTACTCCAACGTTAGTGTGTTCGCTGAGGATGGAATAATTTATAGGGAAGAATCACTTGAACAGTTCACTTTCACGTTCAACAACAGAAGTGACATTCAATCTACAATAGACACGTCTGTTGAAGCAAAACTTAAAGAAGCATACGCTAGACAGTTTTATTATTTGAAATACGAAACAAAGGATGCCAGCACACTGAGTGCAACCTGGAATTCCACAACGACGGATACCAATACCAACACAGGTTATTTTACGTCGGGTGGTGCATTGTCCCTAGGAGATTCAGCAACTTCCAACATGAAGTTTGCTAAACCAGGTGCTTTAGTCAAATTCACATCACCGGACACGAGAAAGTTCTTGAACGGAACATTAGTGACATCAACAACAGATAACGCTGAAGATAGAGCATGGGCCAAGATAGGTGCAGTAGTGCTTGACGGTTCTAATGGTGGTTTAGGAAATTTAGAGTCGGGTGTCGGACCGGTAACACTGAACAATATAGTTCCAAATGGTTCTGTTGTTAATGCGATTATACCAAACTTTACAACATCATTTTCTACCACACTCGAAGCAGATCTACTGGACAGGATAGAGGAATATGAGGAGTTTGGATTAAGGTACGACGTTGATTCTGAGACATGGAAAGTAATCACGTCAACTAATTTAAGTACTAGCACAATTTTCGATTTGGCCAATGCAGGTTCAACAACAGGAGCGAACGCGGATGCCAGTTGGTGGTTCAAGTTCACAAACGACGGAAACACCTACACTGTGCAGTACAGGAAACTGGAGTACATATTTGAGTCAGAATCACAGAACAAATTTCACTATAGCGTGGACGAGAAAATATACGACTACACAACGGGCAAGAGTGTCAAGGATGTAGTAAAAATACTGAAAATCAACAGTATCGTTTCAACAGGAAACAGCATAGGTTATCCTATTACCTGGCAAGTTGTTGACGTGGTTACAGAATCAGATGGTTTCCAGGACAACAGGAAGGTGAAGATTGGATTCTTCGATAATGACGACGACGGAGTAGTCGACAATCCCGAATTGTTTGACATATTTGTTGAACCAACCCTTTCTGAATCAACTAAATTTGTGTTCTCGGAAAAATATAGTTCATATGATAACATAGAGAGATTCAGACCATATGCCGCAAGTAACTTTGTTGTAAGTGATAAAGAAACCGACATCGATCTTAATACATCAACATACACAGACGGACAACTGTTTTATTTCTACAACAGTGCAGAGGATGTTATCAAGACTTATAGTTCTACAACAAATACTCTAACAACTACAACAGATTACAGAGCAAGAAGAGGAAGGAGTTCGATCGATTTTCAATACAAACATCATGCTGGTCAGGAGACAAGAATAGATCCAAGCGTGTCAAACATTATTGATGTCTATCTGTTAGAGAGAACATACGATAATCTATATAGGATTTGGTTACAAGATGGAGGCACAAAACCTACAGAATCCACGGCAGATCAGTTAAGGGTCAATTACTCAGGTACGCTTAATCCATTGAAATCATTGTCGGATCAGATCATTTATCATCCAGTAAAGTATAAGATACTGTTTGGTACAAACGCCGATGAGCAATTACAGGCAACTTTCAAGGTTGTTAAAAATCTTAAAACTAATGTATCAGATGCAGTGATTAAGACTAGGGTTATCTCCGCAATCAACGAATTTTTTGCCCTTGACAACTGGGATTTTGGAGACAGTTTTTACTTTACAGAATTAGCCGCTTACATACACAATCAACTGGCCCCGGACCTAATGACGGCGGTGATTGTGCCAAACCAATCCGGGCTGAGTTTTGGATCTCTGTTCCAGATAAATTCAGCGGCAGACGAGATTTTCATCAGTGGGGCCACCGTTGATGATGTGTCAATTATATCAGCACTGGGAGCCAATCAATTGGCGGCCTCTGGAACTGTGGTCACATCAACATCAACTGCCACGACCAACACCACAACAGGATCAGCAGTGTCAGGCTCTACTACAACAGGTTCCGGTTCGAGTACCGGCAGTAGTGGATCAGGATACTAATGACAGATAATCCCACAAACGCATTAACTGACAATGAAGTTGTAAAACAGGGCACGAACGAATACAGACGTACTGTTCAACATCTCCCTGCTTTTTATAGGACAGATGCCAACCAAAGATTTCTGGCCAGCACGATCGATCCTTTAGTTCAAAAAGGATCGTTAGAGAGAATAGATGGTTACATTGGAAGACAGGACGCTTACACAAGAAAGGTTACTGATAGGTACATAGGTTCGACCAGCAAGGACAGATTTGCATATCAATTAGAACCTGCTGTGACATACACCGACAGGGACACAACGTCGGTCAATCCAGAAGACCAAGTAAAATTTACAGGTACGTACGACGACTATATAAACCAGATAAAGTACCTAGGTGGAAAAGTCAACAATCACGACAGGCTCAATAAAGAGACTGTATACAGTTGGAACCCAGCAATAGACTACGACAAGTTGATTAACTATAGGGAATACTACTGGATACCAGAAGGACCTGGAACGATAGAAATAGATTCAGTCGGACCAAGTGCGGTTGCAGAGTACAAAGTTATCAATAATGCTCAAGCGGCTTACGAATTCATCCACAGGGAGAACGAGAACAATCCGATACTGACACTTTACAGGGGAAACACCTACAAGTTTAATGTAGATGCTAAAGGACATCCGTTCTGGATAATGACAGAGCCATACAAGAGCAAGGTTAGTGCGGACGGATCAACGTCGACAGTATTCGATACAGGGGTAACCAATAACGGCGCAGATGAAGGCACAGTTACATTCACAGTGCCCACGACAGGCGCACCAGATACTTTATATTACCAGTGTGGTAACCATGATGCCATGTACGGCATATTACAGATAAAAGATGCCACGAGCACGACAGCAATAAATGTAGAGGACAGTATTGTAGGAGTCAAGAATTACAGTATTAGAACTTTGGATCTGTCAAACGGGATGAAGATAAAATTCCCAAGTTCGTTGGTGACTACCGAATACCAGAACAAGGAATACTATGTCGAGGGAGTCGGTGATGCAATCACACTTACTGATGTAGAGGACTTGATCACACCAGGCAGTTATGCCACTGAATCTACCATACTGTATGACCAAGCAGGATACGATTCGCGACCATATGCCAAAGCATATTACACACCTGAAAACAAAGATTATATAACAATAAAGAGGGATTCTCAGGATAGAAACGCCTGGTCGAGGTACAACAGGTGGTTCCACAAATCCATCATAGAGGAAACTGCTAGGGTAGGAGGTTTCACACCGACTCTTAATGAGGACGACAGGGCCAAGAGACCTATAATAGAATTTGATTCTGGACTTGCATTATACAATCATGGAACAGCGGCCAAAAAATCTGTCACGCTTTATGACACACAAACAACCGACGCATTTAACAATGTAGTGAAGCAGACCGGTTATATCATTGATGGGGTGCCATTAGCGAACGGAATGCGGGTTGTGTTTGTGGCGGACACTGATCCTTTAGTTAAGAATAAGATATACGATGTGAACTTTGTCACAGCAGGAGATTCCACACAGGTTATTAATCTTACCGAGGCATCTGATGCCACACCAGCAAACAATGATTCAATATTCATAGAGTTCGGCACAACAAATCAAGGAAAGACTTTCCGTTACGACAGTGCAACTGAATCTTTCATAGAAGCACAGGAAAAAACCGGAGTAAACCAACAGCCGTTGTTTGGTATGTGGGATAATGATCACACTTCATTCGACGATGCCACAACATATCCCAACTCTTCTTTTACTGGCGCGAAAGTATTTTCTTTTGCAACATCGGACACAGCAACTACAGATACAGTCTTAGGGTTTAAGGTAAAGTACAATACCGTCAACAATGTAGGAGACATTGTGTTTGATTCGGATCATACGTCAGGAACATTTACGTACAAGAGTGGTACAAAGACACTGACTAAGAATCTAGCGGAGGGACACTTACATTACACAACAGGACGGTCAACACATAACTCAAGAAGTGCATGGATCAAAAGAACGACGGAGAGCAAACAACGTGTGATACGTACATTCATAGTTGATAGCACAGAGAAACAGTTGTTCCCGGTTGATTTTTATAAGGATTCAGCCAACCTTACAAACATAGAATTGTCTGTATCAGTCAACGGTTCTAGAAAGGCATTGACTACAGACTACGTACTAGAGACAGGAACGAAAAACAAGTACATCAAATTTAACAAGGCACTTGAGATTGATGATCAAATTAGGATAGCAGGGCACAGCAGTGCTGACAAGATCGATGGCAAGGGCATATACGAGATACCAGAGAACCTGGCAACAAATACCCTCAACCAGCAGTCAGGCACATTCACGTTTGGACAGATACTGGCCCATGTCAGAGACATACTTGACAAAAACCAAGAAGTAACAGGATCAATACCAGGAGTTTCTAATTTAAGAGACAAACCAGATGCGAGACTCAAGGGAGGAAGTATACATCAACATGGTGGACCGTTACTTCCTGCTATATTTGGTTTGGTTGACAGCAAAGCAAATATCATTAGTTCTGTTGATTATGCAGTACAGGAGTACGAGAAATGGTACAACGCATTTTTAACACATGCTGTAGGCACAGCATACGAAGGAGATGCCGTCGACAGGGTTGACGAGATAATCACAGCAATCACACCAGGCAGGAACAGCACGTTTCCATTCTACTACGAGGACATGGTAGGTTGGGGAGAAAATGTTTCAACTAGATCATACACCGTGATGGGTGCGTCACAGACAGAATATGCACTTGACTCGCAACACGATATTACAACATTAAGTAACAGAGCAGTTTACGTTTATCTCAATGATGACCAACTACTACTGGGAATAGATTACACTTTCAGTACAGTAGACGACAGTGTCAATATTAGTAAGACATTAGTAGAAGGAGATAAGATTGTCATTAAGGATTATGCTGATACCACAGGTAGTTTCATGCCACCATCTCCAACTAAACTAGGAATGTATCCCAAGTTTATTCCTGAAACATTTACAGACACAACTTATTTGTCTGACACAGTGGTGATAAGGAAGCATGACGGGTCGATTATTAAAGCCTACGGAGACGAGCGTGATAACTTGATACTAGAACTTGAGAAAAGAATTTACAATAATATAAAAGTCACTTACGATGCCACGCTAGTGGACATACATGATGTGTTACCCAGTGCTTTTACTTCAACAGAATACACGCTCCAAGAAGTGGACGACGTGATGGGGCCAGACTTCTACCAGTGGGCAGGCCGTAACAATGTTCAATACATAAACAACACAGTATTCACAGAAGGATCACCTTTCACATACAACTATGCAAGATCAAAAGGCAGACTAACAGGCGAGAACCTGCCAGGATATTGGAGAGGCATATACAAATATTTTTATGACACGGATGCTCCACATGTAAGACCGTGGGAGATGCTAGGTCACTCAGAAAAACCTACAGATTGGGACGCAACTTATGGAACGGCGCCATACACGTCCGGGAATGATGTGTTATGGAATGCTGTTGCAACACAGCCAGGCAGATACGGAAAACCTTTGATCAGGAACTATCTACCAGTAGATGCATCAGGAAATTTGCTTAATCCAATAACGGCAGGTCTAGTAGACAACTTAGACATACCAGGTAGACAGAACACTTGGAAGTTTGGAGACCAGGCACCGGCGGAGACAGCGTGGAGGAGATCCAGCTCGTACCCATTCTCAGTGATAAAGACATTAGCATTGACCAAACCGGCCAAATTTTTCTCTAATCTTTTTGACCCTTCAAGATTGACTACCAACGTTGCAGGCAACCAGATATACAAGGACACCAGGATCAGGAAAACACTGGCCACTGCCAAGTACCATTTGGAGACCATAACGGACCTAGATACAGGGGTCACGACCAGATACCAAACAGCGGGCTATCAGCCTTTCACAGTGAATTACCTGATATCAAGGAATTTAGACAGCAAAACCTTCTACTACGACAAGATGAAGAACTTATCTGTGCAGTTGGCATACAAACTAGGCGGATTCACGGACAAGGATAACATCAAAATATTGACAGACAGTGTGTCCCCGGGATCAACGTCTGGATCCAAGTTCATACCAGACGAGAACTACAAGATACTTTTCAGGACGTCTAATCCTGTAGAAAGTTTTCAGTACTCGGGCGTGTTGATTGAAAAGAACACAGACACTACTACTAAAACAGACGGGTCAACAGTGACAAACATCGGTGGATACAAGGTGTTGGGTTACAGCACAACGAAACCATATTTCAATTTCAACTATCCGGTCAAGACCACAACAGCGACAGCATTGTCTATTGAAGGCTCGGTGGTAGTAAATCAGTACAAGGCACACCAAGAAATCACACAAACCATACCTTATGGTCATGTGTTCAACACCATACAGGACGTTACTGATTTCTTGTTTGGTTATGGACACTGGTTAGAATCACAAGGATTCCGATTCAACAAGTTCTCCAACGAACTTAAAGAAACACTGAACTGGTCAAACGCAGTGAGGGAATTTTTATTCTGGACCACACAGGAATGGACACCAGGAGCGGCGATAACCGTTTCCCCGGCCGCAGATGGGTTTGAACTAGACACGAATAACAGTGTAGTTGGACAACTCCGTAATCTTGCAGGGGACTACTCGTTATTAGATTCAGGTGGTCGTAAGATCGACATCGGCGAGATATCTACTAAACGTATAGGCAAAACATTCGAGTTAGGAATCAAATCAGACACAGTGGGACTTTACAATATAGCGTTGAACACAGTGCAAAAGGAACACGTACTACTGTTTGACAACAGCACAGTGTTCGCAGACATCATTTATGATCCATTCACAGGTTTCAGACAACAGAGATTAAAAATAGTTGGGTGGAAGACAGCGGGATGGAATGGAGATTATTACGCACCAGGATTTGTTTTTGATGCCGCACAGGTTGTTTACTGGACGGCCAATACTGACTACAGGATAGGTGACAGCGTGGAGTATCAAGGCAAGTTCTACGTTGCAAAAATCAATCACAATTCAGGATCTATATTTGAGACAGTGCGTTGGACCCTTAAGACGGACAAACCATCACCACAACTGATACCAAACTTTGAGTACAAGATCTCACAGTTCAATGACTTTTACAATCTTGAGACCAACAACTTCGACGATTCACAACAGCAACTGGCACAGAGGCTGACAGGATATCAGTCAAGGGATTACCTAGAGAACCTGTTTGTTAACGATGTGTCGCAGTACAAGTTCTACCAAGGATACATCAGAGAGAAGGGGACACAGAACGCTATAGACAGCATACTAAAAGCCAAGTACGAGGGAGAAGATATCACACTGGATCTGTATCCAGAATGGATGATCAGGACCGGTAACTTTGGTAACACCGATTCCATAGAGAACATACAGATAGTTTTGAAGGACGACGAGATCACAGCAGATCCACAGAGTGTGGAACTGTTCGACACATCAAATGAAACAGTAGAATATGCGAGATCTGATGCTGTCATAAAAGAAAATTATTACTACACGCCGGTTGAGTATACGGCATCAACTACATTCAAAAGGCTAGACTACACCAAGGAAGGGGTGAACCGGGACACTGCACAGATTTTTAAGACGGCGGGATACCCACAATTGCAACAAGTACAACACACTGCTTTTGACATAGAGGATATTCTAAATCTTGATATGAATGCAATCACATCAAATGACTTAATTTGGGTTGCCGGTAAAAGCAACCGAGACTGGGACGTGTTGAGAATTACAAGTGCTGGTATAAAGATAGCAAACTTACATTTGATTAACGACGCCTCACAATTAGAAATCACATTCACTGGTTCTCACAATTTGACAGCAGGATCCACCACATCACCGGTAGATTATTTTGGCATCTCCAACAGTGAAGAACCAACACTAAACGGTGTATATCGGGTAAGTGCAACGCCAGACCATAAGACAGTGATCATCGACTATTCAGGCAACGTAGGATTCATTCCTGCATTAGAGGATGGGTCGACAGCGGACAGTTATGGTAACGTATACAAATTCCTATCTGTTAGATTGTCGACGATGGACAACGTCAACGATCTCTTGGAACATGATCAGTACACAGACAAGGATGACGCAATACAAAAACCAGGAGACAAAGTTTATGCAGATGCAGACAGTTCGGGGTTATGGCGTGTTTACGAGAAACAGGATCCATACACGACAAGACTGGTTCTTTCAGCAAATACAAATGTAGCAGATCAGGAGTTCGGACACAGGATTGTGGCACGTAATGATGGAAGAACGGTAGTAGTATCTGCACCAGGCAAAGGTCAAGGTGCGGTGCATTTCTTGTTCAGAACCACCACAGAGCCAGGAACACAACTAATAACTCAAACTACAGCAACAATGACCGATAATGATGACAACACCAGCAGGCTAGGTGAGTCATTAACTTTGAGTACAGATGAAAATTTTGTTGTGGCAGGTGCACCTTACGCCAACACAATTGGTGAAGACGGTAGTACAAGACAGCAGAATGCGGGGTTGGCCAAAATTTATATATGGGATCCGAGTACATTCAAATACGGAATACTGAACACAATTAGTCCTCCCACAGACGGATCTACTGCAAATGAAAATTTAAATTTTGGGTGGGCACATAAAATATCTGAACCGGGTGCAAGTTCTGTAAGGACAACTGCAGACAAGTACCTGTTTGTTTCTGCCCCAGGACACAATAATGACACAGGTAGAGTTTATATGTACACCTGGGGAGTGGGTGCTGATGGATCAACTTATGACACATGGACATCTGAGACTACCATAGAGGCACCGGACGGTGGATCAGGACAGAGGTTCGGACACAGGCTACAGGCCAACGACAACGGAGACATACTGGCAGTCAGTTCCGTGGCACCGGGCAACGCAGGCAAGGTGGAAATATTCGTAAAAACGTCACAGGCCAATGATGGCAGTACACTGAATTCTTTTGGTTTGGCACAAACAATAACAGGAGTGGCCAGCGACGGGTCATCAATCAACACTGCGTTTGGCGAATCTATAGCGATGAGTAAAGACGGGACTACACTAGTGATAGGCGCACCAGGAGTCGACGGAACATCGCATCCAGATGCGGGTGCTATCTATTACTACAAATGGAATGCAGATGGCTCTACTAATACCTATACACTACAACAGACTTTAACTGCACCTAGTTCATTGACCAACATGAAGTTTGGTACAACCTTAGATTTAAATCATGATGGTACAAGATTAGTGATAGGTGCTGAGAAATTTGCAAGTTCTAGAGAGATGAAATTTGATTCAGGTGAGACCACATTTGATCTACAGGATACCAATATAGTGGACAATAATGTTGAGTCTGGTGGAGCATTTACGGCAACAATGTACAACACCAAGTTTATGATAGATGATCGTTTGATGTCAGAGAACATGTCAGAAAATGATGATTTCGGTCGTGGCGTTTGTATGATAGATAATTCGGTATTTGTTGGTGCCCCTAATGATGACGGAAACACAGCAACAGACGGAAGCACTAAGGTAGTGAACGATGGTACTGTTTCTCAATATGATCTCACAGTTACAGGCAAATACGCCTGGAACAACATAGTGACGGAGACAGCACTGATGGACACAGATAAATTGGGCAAGGTTTTTGAATTTGACAAAAAGTCTAAACAGATCAGAGATTACTATGATCTTTATGATCCGATCAAGGGCAGGATTTTAGGTGTTGCTGACAGAGAGATAAACATCAAGACTGCTTGGGATCCGGCGACCTACAACGTGGCCGACGTTAATACCAAGACGCCATGGGCGGAGGATCACATAGGTGAGGTATGGTGGGATCTTTCAACGGTGAAGTGGTTGTGGTACGAGCAGGACACACAAGAATACAAAACGAATCATTGGGGGCAGACATTTCCAGGCTCAAGCATAGACATTTATGAATGGGTGGAATCTACACTGCTACCAAGCCGGTATGCCGATTCAGGAAACGGCACACCATTACATCAAGATGATTCGCAGTACACGGTAGTGCAGAAATATAATTCTAAACTAGATAGGTTCGTTAATTTCTATTACTATTGGGTAAAAGACAAGACGACATTACCAGAAAGTCAAAGAGACGCTTCTACTAGAAGGAAGAATACGGTGGCCTTTGTTGCAAACATAATAAGAAATCCTCGATTATTTGCTAAGAAATATTATTCGATAACAGATACAAATAAATTTTTACTTCACAATGTTTCAAATTTGAATGGGAGTGATATAGTATTGAACATGGACATCAGGACAAACACTTTCGAAGGTGACTCACACAGTGTATGGAAGTTAGTAAGAGAAGGTGATGCAGAATGCAGACCTCACCATAATATAGAGACACGTTGGTGGGATTCATTAGTAGGCAAGAACTTAGCAGGGGACACTGTTCCAGATGTTAACCTGCCGGTAAATGAGAGATACGGCAACAACATCAGACCAAGGCAAAGTTGGTACGTGGATAGATTCAATGCATTGAAAGAAATAATAGACTATGCCAACACAGTGCTCAAGAAACATCAGTTGGTGGGACAGATAAAATTGGATAATTTGAATTCGAAAGACCCCGAACCTACATCACAGAGTCTTGAATGGGACGCATCTGTGGACACCTATGCAGAGTTGGGCTACGTCAATACAGCGGACATATCAGGAACTGCAAACTATCTAGTGAAAGCGGATGAAACAGCCAACAACTACTGGGCAATATACACTTGGGACGGCACTACATGGTCTAGGACTAAAGTACAGACCTACAACACTTCTGCATACTGGAGTTACACTGACTGGTACCAAGTACCGGACTATCATGGTATGACAGGCATGGCACATGACGAAAACACAAAAATTGACAAACAGGTCACATACCAGTACGAACTCGACACATTGGATCTTGCCATAGGCAAACATGTGAAAGTGACCTCGGCCGACACAGGTGGATGGAAACTGTTCATGAGGACTGCCACGGGATGGCAAAACGTTGGGACAGAAAACGGCACCATCAGGTTAAGCACCAAACTATACGACTACAGCCAAGATGCATCCGGCTTTGCAGGTGCTGATACATTCGATAACAACTTCTTCGACCAAGAACCAAGCCAGGAAACTAGGAAAATACTCACGGCATTGAGGGATGATTTATTCATCAATGACCTAGCAATAGACTACAACACATTATTTTTCATAGGATTAAGGAAGGTTCTTACGGAGCAGACATATGTCGACTGGTTGTTCAAAACGTCATTTTTAAATGCCAAAAATAGTGTGAGACAACTAGACCAGAGGAAATCCTACACCACAGGAACAGATTCATGGATAGAGAGTTACATCAATGAGGTCAAACCGTTCCACGCAAAACTACGAGAGTACAGGCTAGGCTATGACAAGACAGAGACACAAGACGGTATATACTCAGACTTTGACAATCCTGCCTTCTATGATGCCACGACAGGCAAGATTAGGAGTCTCAATATTGACACAGATACGGCGAAGTTAACTGAATTCCCACACCAGATGTGGTATGACTATCACAAGAAGTACGTGCAGTCAATCACAGTGCTATCAGGTGGTTCAGGGTATGAGGTAGCACCGACTGTGACAATACTGGGAGGAACAACAGGATCAACAGGACCTTTCCAGATACAAGCAACTAGCTCGTCAGGAACAACAAGTGGACAGTTTGGATACTACTACCCGTTGTTCACCAGCGAGAAACAGGCAGAGATCTATGACACACAGAATTCAGGTTCAGGGACAACCAAGACTTACACTTTTGATGGGTATGCAGATACTTTCTATGGTCCTACAGCATCAGTTAGGGAATCTGAGAGCGATAAGGCTGGCACGTTCAAGATGTACGTTACTCCGACAACCACTGCGGCAACTGCCACAGCAACAATACAAAGTGGAGCAGTTACAAAGATTACAGTCACAGGCATAGGGGCGAACTACACAACAACACCAACTGTTTATATTTCAGGTGGTAAGACAGATGGAACGGCACCAACTGATAAAGCCAAAGCATATGCAAACTTGAATAACGATCTAGTAAGAGATTTTGATACAACAATTAAATTTGACAGGGTCTCAAGCACATCCAGAGTAGTGGATTGGACGGCATCTACGGCATACGCCTACAATGATCTTTTGAGATATAAAAATGAATTGTATAAAGTAACAAGTGCATTCACGTCAAGCACAGACTTCGATGACAACATTGGAAGTCTATACAAAGTGTATGGCAATGAAGTAGGGCTAACCGCCGCAGACAGAACAAAAGGTTTCTACACACCAGGATCAGGAATGCCAGGAAACGAACTGGACCAAGTGATGACAGGCGTTGATTATGGCGGAACAATGGTCACAGGATTATTATTCACTCAAGAGGCAGGGTGGGACAAAGCCGGATGGTATGATTTCCCATGGGACAACTACGGAGATTCAAGGATCAAGTCATTCAGGGCAGACGGGTCGACAGCATCATACACATTTGACACTGCACCTGCTAGTAGCGAAGTATACCAAGTGTACCTAACACAGGACGATAGCACTAGGAAAAAATTATCAGATGTGGTCAGAGGTGACGGATCTACGGTGACATTCACTATAAGCGAAACACCAGAAGCAAATGCATTTGTAGAGTTCATACCTTTCGATGACGACGGTGTGCTTACTCCTACAGATGACAGGACACTAGATTCGATCGTCAAAGGTGGTCTTTTCACATCAGCACTGGGTCACGCACCAAGTGATATAGTTTTAGAGGGCGATGCATTTGTATCTCCTGACACTAGTTACGCACCAGAAGAAACTGTCCCTGGCCAGATGTTCGACACAGTTGATATAAAAGTTTACACATCACCTGAATCAGGGGTGCCATTCATTAGTGAGAAGAACTACAGAGGCAACGGAAGCACAACAACATACAGCATAGGCGACTATCCTGGCACACTTGGTTCAGTAACTGTGGTAGTCGACGGTGTGGTTAAGAAAGGCAGTGCATTAGATTCAACAGTATCTGATTACACAATTAATGTTGGAAACAAAACAATTACATTTGACACAGCACCTGCTAACCACAGCATAATATCAACCAAGGTATTTGCTATTTCAGGTGAGAACTACAGAGTGTTGAACTCTTTCACTGGTGATGGAAGCACTACTTTGTTCTTGACTTCTACAAGAGGTGAGTTTAATTTAGATTCAACGTCATCTGACTTATATGTCACGATAGATGGTGTGCCTACAACAGCGTACTCAACGACTACCACTGCAAACACAATAACGGTTGTGTTCGATTCGGCACCTGCCGCAAGTTCTTACATACAGATAGCAGGTTTCAACAAGTCAACAACATCAACAAGGAGTTTCGCCAGCGTGAGAAATGAGGCAATCACTTATGATGGATCCACAAACAGGTACACGTTGACATATCCGCCTGGAGCCATAGGACCGCTTTCAGGCCTGACATTGATAGAATTGAATGGAAAAATGTTGCGTGGCCCAGACATCAGTTATTATCTAGGTGACGGCACCACACTTAACTATCTCTTCAACAATTTAGAAAGGTTAGGGGTCGTAGAATCCACAGCAGATACCACTAGTAAAACTACAGATATAACCACGGAGACTGCTGACGAGTTTGTGGACCCGACACCGGGCGAAGACTCAACGATTGATCCTATTAAGTCCATCACTAGTGCGTCTCAAATACAGGTCCATGTGAATGGCGTCGAACAAATTTTAAACACAGACTACACAGTTAATTTAGGCAATGGTGTATTCACAGCGGATGTGGCAACAGCATCAGCAGATACTTCAGCAACAACGGCTGACTCGGCAGGCTCACCGGACAGGATTGCATTCGTAACGGCTCCGTCTGCAAATGATCTTATAGCCATCACCACCTTGGTAGACTTTCAATATTACAACGAAGGAACGGACATAATTATCAACCCCACCCAGTTGGCATCCGACGGTAACTCGATCAGTCTTAATGATGTTATATCTGTGACAACATTTAACAATGCACTTGGTATGAAATTGAGGAGAGAAACTTTAGAGGGACAAGGAGATGCTCTGTTTAATCTAAGATTTGATCCTCTTAATGCCTCTTACATGTATGTTTGGTTGAATGGTCAGCAATTGATCCAGGGGCATGACTACACAGTGAATCGAAATTTAATCACAGTAACTGGAAAAACAATCACTTCATCAGACAGGCTTGACGTTATGTACTTTGCAGTTGATTCAGCGGTCAGCGCCACAGGATTCAGGATATTCAAAGATATGTTGAACAGAACTTTTTACAAACGTATTAGTAAAACCTCAACCACAAAATTAACAATCGATATGACACCAGGAACCCAAACAATGACTGTTGAAGACGCAACGCTGTTGCCTTCACCAAACGTATCTGCGAACGTTCCTGGTGTCGTGTTTGTGGACAAAGAGAGAATAGAATACTTTACAAAATCAGGTAACACGTTGGGTCAACTTAGACGTGGAACACTTGGAACAGGAATTAAGGAGCATGGATCAGGCACGGAAGTGGTAGATGCGTCTGGTACTCAAACCATCCCTTATGCGGACACTGTGTACACCAACACCTTCACAGGTGACGGTAGCACACTAACA